TTGATGGGGAGTTCTACCGAGGTTTGCTCCATTTACCAAACGAAAAAAAGAGTTGTAAGAGAAGAAACAAGCAAGGGTGCGCTCCAAACGTAATTCATTCTATGGATGCGGCACATCTTGACCTAACAGCTAACGCTATGTTGGATAAATATCCGGGGATGAGCTTTGGTATGGTACACGACTCGTTTGGATGCCATGCGGCAAGAATGCCCGAAATGTTAACTGCAATTAAAGAAACATTTGTAAAAATGTACCAAGAAAACAACATCATTCAACAGATATATGATGATTGTTGTGAGTTATTTGGAGATGTCACCCCACAACCACCTAAGTTAGGGGATTTTGATATCACTAAAGTTTTAGAAAGTGATTATTTTTTTTCATAAGAAGAGGAGATAGAAGAATATGGCAACATTAACAACACCTGTAGGAGAGGGATTGTGGTTACACATCACAGAACCCGATAAGAAATGGACACCTGTGGCTTTTAAAGCATCCTTAATTTTAGATACTGAAGATGCTGAAATATTAATCGAAAAGTTAGAACCTTTTTATACGTCTAAACTTGCCGAAATGAAAGAGTCTCACCCAAAGAAAAAATGGGGAAGATATGAGCCTTGGGAAAGTGAATTAGATGATGACAGTAAGGAGACAGGTCGCACAATCTTCAAGTTTAAACAGGCCGCTGAGATTCCTACAAAATCAGGGGAAGTGTTTAAGACTAAGGTTGTGATATTTGACTCTGGTACAAAGACATCTCCACCAAAACCTGTAGATTTGGGTACTAAAAAGGTGGCTAACGGTAGTTTGATAGCAATATCTTTTGAACCTTACGCTTACGACAACATGACATCAACACAAATAGGGGTGTCTTTACGGTTAAAAGCTGTACAAATCATTCAGATGATCGAATATAACCCCGGAGGGAGCGCATCGTTTGATACTTTTGAACACGGATTTCAAGGAGAAACCGAAGTTGAAACAAAAAAGGAAGAAGCACCGTTCATTAGCGAAGAAGTCAAAGGGGTCGAATTCAACGGCAACTTTTAGATCGAATTTTGAGAGAACCGTTTGGAAAAACGCAATAGATGGGGGGTTTAACCTCAAATATGAGCCGTTCAAAGTTGGGTACGTTGTTCACAAGACATACACTCCTGACTTTGAACTACCAAACGGGGTAATAGTGGAAGCAAAAGGGTACTTTAGAAGTGAAGATCAAAGAAAGATGAAGCTTCTAAAGGCACAACATCCCGAAAAAGATTTTAGGATGTTGTTTCAAAACCCTGACGGTAAAGTACAAGGAAGTAAAATGACCTGCATAGAGTGGAGCAAGAAGTATAACTTCACTTGGGCAGGTAAAACAATACCAAAGGAATGGTTTAAACAACATGAGAGACAAAACTGATTACATAATTATTCATTGTAGCGACACTCCAAAAGGTATGGATATAGGGGTGAAAGAAATTGATCTTTGGCACAGAGAGCGAGGGTGGAGAGGGTGCGGATACCACAAGGTCATTAAACGCAATGGTGAAATTCAACAAGGTAGAGAAGACCGGGCTATTGGTGCGCATTGTAGAGGAAAGAATGCTGTTTCAATAGGTGTGTGCATGGTTGGAGGTAAAGGAGGTACTAACTTTACACTTCTCCAATGGAGGTCTTTAGAAAACTTAATAAGGAAGCTAGTGCGAGAGTTTCCTGATGCAAAAGTAGTGGGGCATAACTCTTTTTCAAACAAAGAGTGTCCTACGTTTGATGTGGAGAGTTGGTGGCAGAATTCATAAAACATTTATCGTGTCCTAACTGTGGAAGTTCCGATGCAAATTGTGAATACACAGATAATTTTTACTGTTTTTCATGCGAAGCATATGTAAAAAAGGACACCGATGAATTGTCAATTGTTAAAGAAGAAACCAGAGGAGAATTGATGATGGACGGAATGGTATACACGGCAATACCGAAGAGAGGTTTGACAAAAGAGAGTTGTGAGTTCTGGGGGTACGGGGTTGTTAACGGAGACTCCCCAAAGCAAATAGCACAATACTTTACCAACGATAGAAAGTTTGTGTGTTCAAAAGTGCGAACACCAGATAAGCATTTTAGTGTTATCGGAAATGCCAAGAATCCACCGTTGTACGGACAATGGTTGTGGAAAATTGGAGATTCAGCAAGACGGATAACGATCTGCGAGGGTGAGCTAGATGCTATTTCGATTTCACAAATTAATGACCACAAATACCCCGTTGTTTCTGTACCACACGGAGCGCAAAGTGCGAAAAAGGCACTGCAACAGCATTATGAGTGGTTAGACAAGTTTGAAACAATAGTTTTTTGCTTCGACAGCGATGAACCCGGAAGAAAAGCGGCAAAGGATTGTGCGGCCTTGTTTGGGGCGAAGAGTCGTATTTGTGAATTACCTCTCAAGGATGCTAACGAGATGCTGACCAACGGACGGGGAGCAGAATTAGTAAAGTTGCAATGGAATGCAACGCCATTTCGCCCAGATTCCCTTGTGATGGGTGGTGAACTACTGCCTGACATTCTATCCTACGGTAAAGGGGAATCTTTTGATCTCCCTTGGGTAGGGTTACAGAACAAATTAAAAGGTATACGAAAGAACGAAGTACTAACCATCGTGGCAGGTACAGGGAGCGGAAAGAGTCAGATTTGTAGGGAGATTGCACACCATTTAATGTCTCAAGAATTAAAGGTTGGATATATAGCGTTGGAAGAAACCCCGGCACGAACTATGCTAGGGTTGATGTCTATTATTGCCAATGAGCCTTTGCACGTTGGGGAGCATTCTCCTGACAAATTAACCAAGTATTTCAAGGAGTTAGTGCAAACAGACAACGTTGTACTTTATGATCATTGGGGTTCTATGGCTAGTGAAAATCTTATTGATCAGATACGTTATATGGTTAAGAGTTTGGAAGTAGACTTTGTAATCCTAGACCACCTGTCAATTGTGGTTAGCGGTCAGGACACAGGTGATGAAAGACGGAATATAGACAACACCATGACCATGCTTAGAACTGTCACTCAAGAATTGGGGTGTGGAATGGTATTGGTTAACCATCTGCGTAGGCCACAGGGAGATAAAGGCTATGAAGATGGTCTTCAACCAACTCTGTCAGCGGTAAGAGGTTCAGCAGCGATTGCACAGTTATCTGATGCCCTTGTTGCTACTTCAAGAAACCAACAGGGAGAAGACCCACACAGATCAGAAATAAGGGTGTTAAAGAACCGCTTCACAGGAGACACAGGAGTGGCTTGTGATCTCGTGTATAACCCGGATACTGGGAGGATGTTGGAAGATTCTTTGGGAGACTTCTGATATGACAGCACTCTATTTTGACATCGAAACAGACGGCATTGATGCCACAAAAGTACATTGTATAAGTGTTATAGATAAAGATACTGGTGAACAAACTCTATACCCCTCAAAAGGGGTTCGCAACGGTATCAAAAGATTACAAGAAGCTGATGAATTAATAGGGCATAACATCATCAATTTTGACATCCCTATCCTTGAAAAACTACACGACTTCAAAACAAAAGCACAACTAAAGGACACCCTCCTTATGAGTCGTGTCCTCTTTGGTGACCTGCACAAGTTGGATGACCATACTGTTGCACCTTTAAAGTGGAGTCAACCACCTATTAAGTTGTGTGGTTCTCATTCGTTAAAAGCGTGGGGTTATAGAGTTGGTGAGTTGAAAGGTGACTTTGCAGAGTTGGAAACTTGGCAGGTTTATACGTTTGAGATGGGAAACTACTGTAACCAAGATGTGGTTGTCACAAAGAAAGTGTTTGAATTGTTAATAAGAGCAAGGGGATTCAGCAAAACTGCTATGCGGATTGAACATAGGTTTGCAGAGATATGTGCCAGACAAGAGCGAACTGGAATGCCTTTTGATGAAAACAAAGCAGAACGTTTATACGGGTTGCTTAAATCCAGAAGCGTTGAAATAAAAGAAGAATTACAAAAAGTTTTTCCCCCAGAAATTTTGCAGCTAAAAACGAAAACCAAAGAGATTCCGTTCAATCCCGGATCAAGAGATCAGATTGCAAAAAGGTTGGAAAAATTAGGGTGGATTTCCCCAGAGCATACTCCATCAGGGAAAGCTAAAATTGATGAAGCAATACTCAGTAAATGCCCGTTAGATGAAGCTAGGTTAGTGGAAGAGTATCTAATGCTTCAAAAAAGATTAGGCATGATTTATGAGGGAAAGAATGGTTATCTCAAGCTAGTAAAAAAGGGAAGAATTCATGGGCGTTTAAACACCAACGGTGCTGTTAGTGGCAGGACTACAGCTTCTTCGCCAAACCTACAGCAATGCCCTAGCGTAAGGACTAAATATGGTAAGGAGTTTAGGGAATTATTCTACGCTCCTTTGGGGTGGCGAATGGTTGGTGTTGACATGAGCAGTCTTGAGTTGATTTGTTTAGCCCTGTATATGAAAGACAATAACTACATGAAAGAGGTTGTGAGCGGAGATGTTCATTCCATAAATCAAAAGCTTGCAGGTCTTAAAACCAGAGATCAAGCAAAGCTTTTCATATACGCTCTTAACTATGGGTGTGGGGATGCTTTTCTAGCTGAATTGATTGGCTCAAAGAATAAAAAAGAGGGGTCAA